CTATGACTTCTTTGAAAAAGTCATCATTTAGTAGGTTTTTAGCCCATTGAGCTACGATTTGCTTGTCCATATTGGTTTTGTATTCCAGAAATAATATCGTTGATAGACAAACTGCTTGCAGGAGGCATACCCTGTTTGCTATCCAAAATGCCCATCAAATCGTTGTAACTCAGGTTTGATGGTTGGCTGTACTGTACAGGCTCTGGCACTTTGCCGTAATTGGGGTCAAGGAACTTCTCCCATTGAGTACCAATCAGCAAGTTACGATCACCAAAGTTAATAGGTGCAAGTGGCGTATATGGTGCTACGCCTGTTTTTGGAGGAGTTGCCCAACTCTCAGGAATTGGAACGATTGGGAATTGAGTTCCACCAGAACCAGAAGAAGCAGCAGCACCTGCACCAAGCAGACCAGCAGCAGTCAGACCAAGTTGAGCAAGTCTAATCTTTTCAGAATTAGATAGTTCTTTTTCAGCAGTTACTTGTGTGGGTGTTAATGGTGTACTTGGCTGAATCAATGGGATAGTTGCAGCCGTAACAGCGTCTGTAATGCTAGATGGTCTTTTATCAGTAACAATTTGTTCTGCTACTGTAGGTGTAGTTACAGCAGGTACTGTTGGCAAAGCAGCAGTAATTGAATTAACAACCTCTTGTGTAGTTATTGGTTTTTGTGCCGTTACCACTTGTTCAGCGACAGTTGGTGTTGTAACTGTTGGCGTAACAACCGCTGGCAAAGTCGCTGTGATAGCGTTTACTACTTCTTGAGTGGTAACTGGTCTGTTGCTAGTAACCACTTGTTCAGCAATCGTAGCAGCTTGAGTAGGAGTTACTGTAGGTAAAGTAGCTGTAATAGCGTTAACCACCTCTTGTACAGTCGCTGGCTTCTGAGCAGTAATTGTTTGCTGTGCAACAGGGGTTGTCGTTGTTGGCAAACTAGCAATAATTGAGTTAACAATGTCTTGATTTGTAACAGGTCTATTACTTGTGACAACTTGTTCTGCTGTTGGCAAAGTAGTTGGAGTAGATACATTAGCAGCAATCTGGCTGTTAATTAAATCTAATACTGCTTGGTCAGTTTGTTGTACGGCTTTAGGTGCAGTTACATTTACAGTAGGAGTAGTAGAAGCAATAGTGCTTAATACATTGCTCAATGATGGCGTAGTAGGCGCAGTAACAGTAACAGCACCACCATCTGTAACTGGCGTAGAAACCGCTACTGGTGTTGTAGTTGGTGCAGTTACAGCTTGTGTTGCATCATAGACACTTGCAGGATTTGCCAAGAAACTCTTAATCTGAGCATCTGACATACCAGTACGAGCAAGATCATTTGCAAAATTAACATCAAGAGCATCGTTAATCTGGTCTTGCGTCATGTTGGTGAAATCAACAGGAACATCTTGGTATTTAATGGCATTGGCTAATTCATTGCCACCATAAACCAAACCACCACTAAGAAGACCAACTTTTAGCGCATCACTAAGATCAGCACCACCAGCAGCAGCAGCACCACCTTTAAACAGTCCTGTACCAACTGCTTGTGCTGTAGAGCCTGTAAGACCTAAAGCGTTACCTAAAGCGCCACCGCCACCTAAACCCAAAAAAGCTGCTTGAACAACAGGGTCATTGAAAGCATCCGCTAGACCACCAAAGAATGATGGGCCTTTATCGTATTTACCAACATTTGTAAGTTCTCCTGTTGGTGAGTAAAGTTCAGTTCTACTTCCTTGTTCGCTACTAACTTTAGATGTACCAATGCTTTCAATACCGCCTATTATTTGTTCTTCACCAGACTGTGTAATTGAATAATTAGGGGTTACATATGTGTCGCCTAATTTTGTAGAGCCTTGAACTGGTGCTAAAACTGCTGCTTGCGTAATAATTTCACCAACTGGCACTCCTGTTGCAGCAGCAATTTGAGTCGGATTTAAATTACCAGCTTTAATTAAACTATCAACAGTTTGTGTAGCCAATGTCTGAGCAACTACAGGACTAGCAGCAGCTTGAGTAATAACTGGAGGAGTTGTAGCTACAGTATTTGTCTGTTGTACTTGTGCAATTGCTTGTGGCGTACTAGATGGAACTTCATTCTTAAACTGCGACAAAGAATCAATAACAGCTTGGTTATAGATTGCTGTGCCTTCAGCATTGGTATGCAAAGCGTCAACTAACAAATTCTTGTTTTGCAGAATCTCACCTTGAACGCCTACCAAAGCAACATTCTTGTTTTCTTTGGCAATGTCAGTAAAAATCTGGTCAACTTTAGGGTCAAAGTTGTTATTGATAACATCGTCAATAGACTTGGCGTAAGGAGAGCCAGTCAAAACAACATCTACACCTTGGTCACCCAAAGTCTTAACAATCTGGTTAATGTTATTTTTAACAGTATCTTTGTCTACGCCAGTAATGAAGTCAACACCACCTGTTTGCAAGTAAACAGTAGCATTAGGGTCAAACTGACCACCACCTGCTAAGAATGTATTGAGTTGGTTAAGAGTGTCAGCAGTAGTTGCGCCACCTACAGCTACATTGGTTGTTGCTTGACCAGTTGCTTTTGTTAATTCATCACCCAAAGTTGTATTGAGGCTATTCCAACTAGCACCTGCCAAAACATTGCCACCAAGAATACCGCCTGATTTACCACCAGTTGCAGCAGCTACATCCTCACCAGAAACCCCATACTGAGCCATAAGTGATTGAGTAGTAGCAGCATCAGGACTAGACGCTAAGAATGTACGAATGTCGTTGTACAAATCATCAGCAGTACCACCATTGTTTAACCGCCAAGCAAGTGCGTCAGATATAGCCATGATTAACCTTTAATCTCTACATTAGATGTAATTCCAGCACCAATTTTCATTGCTTTCAATTGGGCTTCTGCTTCAAACTCTTGTTGCTTCATTGCAAAGTAAGCCTGTTGTTTCTCACGCTCTAATTGCAACTTAGCCAATTCCTTCTCACGCATCATTTGCATCTCAGCAGCAGCCTTCTGTTGAGACATCTGCATATCAATCTGCATCTGCTGTTGCTTCAACTGAATGTCAGCTTGTGCCTTGGCTTGGTTAGACTGAATCTCAGCTTGAGTACGAGCCATAATTGCTTGCACTTCTGGAGGCACTTGCTGTTGTTGTGGAGGAGGATTCGAGAGCATCTGATCTTGCTCTGGTGTAATTGGCTTGTAGAACTCTGAAGAATCCTTGAAGCCAGCAATCTCAACCATGCGTCCCAAAGTAGAACGATACTGAGCAGGGGAAACGTAGGGATTGGCAGGGCCATACTGAGCAATCAACTGCTCTTGTTTAGCCAGAACCATTGACAACATAGCCATCTGCTCTTGTCGGTTACCAGCACCCAAACCAACATTGATAGACACATCATATTGGTTAGCCCATGTGCGAGGGTCAAACTCTACGAATTCGCCACGCATACGCACCATACGAGCCTTGTCTTGGTACTTGCACAGCAAATGCAATATGCCTTGGAACAAAGACTTAACGCCTGTCTCAGCAAAGATACGAGCCATTAGTTCGATCTTACCTGCGCCAGCTTGTTGCATCGAGGCTACAGCAGCAGCAGTCACATTCTGCAAGATAGCAGGGTCTAAGCCTTGTGAAGCATCAGATACGCCTGTACGCTTAGATTGGACTGTATCCAAGTACTGAAGCATTGGGAAAGCAGCTTGAGCCACGTTCTGCACAACCAACTGTTGCACAGCACCCTGTGACTTGGCACGAATAACACCACCTGCTGTAGATGTAAGCAAGTCATCAAGATTTACTTGACCTTCAACAGCAACCACTCGTGCATTGTTTGTCAGATATAAGTTATCCAACATCTGACGAGTAATAGTGGTCTTAATCAGTTGCAGATCAGTAGTGCGATCAGCAAGTGAGTTACCAAAGAACTTGTGTGGAATTGGGATAGGGCAGATTGAGTGGAAAGGAACATAGTCCACTTCCTCAACCATTTCCTTACCTTTTTCGTCTTGCAGAATCTCGTTTGAAGCGTAGAAAACCTGAGTCAGAGTGGCAATACCTTTGCCATCCATGTCAGTCTTTACATAGCACTCAAACACTTCAATTTCTTGCATTGAAGGGTCATCAGTCTGAACTTGGTAAGGCTGCTCACCTGCTGAGTAACGAGCAACACGCTCTGGTGTGTAGGCTAAAGCATCGTCCATCTGCAAGGATTCAACTTGCTTTTTGTTAAAGCCCATAGCAATCAGATCACTACGAGTCAACATCTGACGATGAGCAACGAATGGGCTGTCAGCAATAGTACGAGCCTTCTTGCTAATCAAGAACTCCTCTGGAGGAACATTCTCAATCGTGACTTTGCCTGACTTCTTACGCTTTTGGACTACGACATTGTGCGTAGAACCCATGACTGGCATACCAGTTGGGTCAAAGACTGGCTGACCCATTGGGTCATAGATTGGGAATTCTGTCGTATCTTGCTCGACAATCTCCATTGTCTCATCACTCATCAGCATAGCCAATTCGTCATCAGACAGGTCAAAGTAACGCTCTTTTGTCAGGTCTTCTTTGTCTTCCCAATAAGCCTTAACAATGCCGTTCTTCTGCATCAAGGCATCTTTGAACCAGTCATGCAGAATGGCTACACCTGCATTGTCCTTGGTGAAGACCCAATTGCAGTAGTCTGTGGCTTGCTTTGCGGAGGCTTCGTCTTGTGGCCCCTGTGGCTCAAAGACTACGATATTGTCTGAGCCTGTAAAGATACGAACTAAGCTAGGAAGTGCGCCATCAATGGCTTCTGCTACTTCTCCAGTAACGATCTGAGACTTACCCTCAACCTCATTACCATATGGCTGTCGTAGATACGCTTCCAGAGCCTGTTTGCGCTGGTCAACAGTCTCTGTTTCAATGTAGCCAATAGCATCATCAATCTCTGCTTGGAGTATTGACTTCAGTTCGTTCTGTTGCATTTTTGTCCTTT